TATTTATGAATGACTTTGTTCCAGCAGAATTAATTAAATCATTTTTAAGCAATCTATTACCATTATTTAAATTAAAACCAGACTGTGAAATATTTCCAAAACAAACACAACTAACAAAAGATAGTGAGACAGGACAATTAAACAAAGGTAATTTTATTAACTTACCATACTTTAAAAAATCTGAGAGGTTAGCAATAAACCTAGACGGTAAACCTTTTACATTTGATCAATTTATATCAGTGGTAGAAAGTAATACAGTCAGCGCAGAAGATTTAAAAATTATTACAGAAAGCATAGAACAAAAAGATTTAGAAGGCGTTGATAAAGAATTTGATGATGGTCCACCTTGTCTAGCGCATCTTAGCAAGATAATGAGAAATCCAGGGTTTGATGGCAAGGACAGATTTATGTATAATTATCATGTGTTTGTAAAGATGAAGTTCCCAGATAGCTGGCAACAGAAAGTCATGAATGCACCAGTCAAATATTTTGAACCTGCTCATGCAAATGCGTGGGACAAACAATCTTTAAATGCTAAACTTAGATCATGGTCTAAACAATTTAAAGGTTATACCTGTACACAAAGTCCTATTAGTGACTATTGTAAAAAAGGTATTTGTGTAAAAAAGAAACACGGAATCTTAGCAGGATCTAAAGGTTCTTATCCAGTATTAACTAACCTAAAGAAAATAGATCTTGATCCAGAACCTGAGTATGAATTTGATGTAACTAAACCAGATGGTATTGGTACGGCTACAGTACATTGTAAGACAGTAGAACATGTCAATGATCAACGTAAACGTAGAAACGCAATAGCTAAAGCTGCTGGATTTCCACCACCAATTATAAAAGCAGATGAGGATCAAATGGTATTAGAAGTATTGTATGGTACGCAAACTATAACACACCCACCAATCGGTACATCACCTAAAGAAAAACTACATGATGTAATACATGCAAAAATTAATGGACCTAAAGCTATGAACGATGCAGCATTTAAATCTGGTACAGTATTGATAGAAGAAGGTATGGCATACTTTAAGTTTGATAAATTTTATGACAGACTAAAAGCAAAGAACTGGAAGCACAGTGAAGATAAGACAGGCGTAATGATGAAAGTAAATTACAAAAAATGTGACATAGAGTTTTTAGAACAAAAAAGATTTCCTACAAAAGAAAAAGGTAAATACAACACACCTACAAAGAATGTAGTTGCAATTAGTGTAGAAGAATTTGAGGACATAAAGATTAACCACACTAAAATAAAACATAACACGGAGATAATGTAGTGAGTGAAATAAAAACTTTAAGAAAAAAATTTGTTAATTCCACTTTAATTAATAAAACTTGTTCTAAATGTCATAAAGAATACCCTAGAACAGCAGAATTTTTTTACCCCACTAAAGTTACAAATCAAGTGTTAAAAGGTAATGGGTGGATGCCGACATGTATTACTTGTGAGAATGAAAGAACGGCTGAATGGAAAAGAAAAAATAAAACAAATAAAAGAATATGTGATACAAGATATTATCAAACAGAAAAAGGATTTTTTAGTCAAATGTTTAGTACACTGAAAAGAAGTGTACACTATGATGTAACAGAGTTTCCAGACCCTAATTCATTAATCCAACATTGGCATCGACAAAAAGAAATTCATGGAACAAAATGTCCTGCTACCGGTGTTGAAATGACTATGATAAAAGGTAAAGGTAAACCCACTCTTACTAATATTTCAAAAGACCGTATTCTCTGTTTTAAAAATTACACTAAACAAAATTTAATCTTTACAACCTGGAAATTTAATAATGACAAAAACGCAACGACACCTGAAATGGCTAGAACTATTTTAAGAATAACTAAAGAAAGGTTTGGCGATGAGTACTAGAAAAATATACGGGCCTCCGGGAACAGGGAAAACAACTAGACTTATTAATTATGTAAGAACGTTAGTTAAATTTGGTACGCCAATAGATAAGATAGGTTACTTTGCATTTACAAAGAAAGCTGCAGAAGAAGCTATAGATAGAACCTTAGATCTGTATCCAAGGTATTCTAGAAAAGATTTAAAATATTTTAGAACGTTACATTCATTAGCTTTTACAGAACTAGGTATGAAAAAGAGTAATGTAATGCAAGACGAACACTACGAAGACATAGGTCGTAAACTAGGTATAGAAGTTACAGTTTATTCTAATGGAGAAGAGAAGACAGGGTTTGTAGATTCTAATAGTGAATATTTTAATATTATTAATGCAGCAAGAATAAAAAACATTACAATAGAAGAAGAGTACAACACAGACATGTATTCACATGACATAGACAAGAATCTATTACAAATTTTAAAAGACGAAGTGGACAGTTATAAGGCAGCGTATGGCTTAGTAGATTTTACAGATATGATTGAAAAATTTAATGTGTCTGAATTGTGTCCGAAATATGACGTAGTATTTGTTGATGAGGCACAGGATTTATCGCCAATACAGTGGAAAATGTACGATATACTTAAGAAAAACTCTAAACATATTATCTTAGCCGGTGATGACGATCAAGCAATTTATGGTTGGGCTGGTGCAGATGTTGCAAGGTTTCAAAGTGAACCAGCAAAAGACATAATTCTGCCTCAATCATACAGAATTCCTGGAGCTGTGCAAGACATAGCTAATTGTATTTTAAATAGAATACCAGACCATAGAAGAATTAAAAAACAATGGTCACCAAGACCAGACAAGGGTTATGTAGAATACATAACTTCAATAGAAGACTTACCTCTATATTCTGGTGACTGGTTGGTGTTAGCAAGAACTAATGACAAACTTAAAAGATTGGCACCTGACCTAAAAGATATGGGAATATACTTTGAAATAAAAGGTAGAAAAAGTTACAGGACTAGGTTGTACAAATCAATACAAGATTACACACGTTGGACTAACGGAGATAAATTATCTTTGTCTGAAATAAAAGATCTGTTTGAATTTTTAGAAGAAGAAGTACCTACTGACGAAAGAATGTATGATTTATTTGAATGGGGTTATTTTAGAACTCAAAGATGGTATGAAGTATTTAAAGCTGATCCAGAAGAATGTTTATACATTAGAGAAATGATGCGTAATAAAGAAGAATTATCTAAACCTGCAAGAATAAAACTATCTACTATACATGCAGCAAAAGGTGGAGAAGCAACTAACGTTTTAATTATTTTAGATAACACTAAAAAAATAAGAGAAGCAGTAGACAAGAGTCTTGACAAACAAGATGAAGAAAACAGGGTTTGGTATGTGGGCGTCACACGTGCAAAACAAAACTTATATATAATGGCAGCAAAACAGGAGGACAAAGGTTATGACATCTAAAGTTTGGGATAAACAAATTGCAGGATCCCACTATCAAAAATATAAAATACAGCCTAGTAAGTTTGTAGTAGAGAACGAATTGCTATATCCTGAAGGTTGTGCTATAAAGTACATAGTGAGACATCGCGATAAAGGAAAAAAACAAGATTTAGAAAAAGCAATACATTTCATAGAAATGATAATTGAAAGGGATTATGGAACCGAATAATCATATACCATTTTACATGGGGCTATTTACTTGCCTATTGATTCTTTGCTACCTAACATTATGAAGATACCTACATTTAGTGCACAAACAGAATGGGTTATACCCACAGAATTTCCAGACCTAAGACAGGTTGACGAGATTGCAATTGACTTAGAGACACGTGACCCAGACCTGATTAAAAAAGGATCTGGATCTATTATAGGTAATGGAGAAGTTATAGGAATAGCTGTAGCAACTACACATTACAAAGGATACTTTCCAATAGCACACGAAGGTGGTGGTAATATGGATCGTAAGAAAGTTTTAGAATGGTTTCAAGATCTATTAAATGCACCATCAACTAAAATATTTCACAATGCAATGTACGATGTATGTTGGATCAGGGCACTGGGACTAAATATTAATGGCAGGATTGTAGATACAATGATAGCCGCAGCTGTGACTGATGAAAATAGATTTAGATATGATCTTAATAGTTTATCATGGAAGTATTTAGGTTTTGGTAAGAATGAAGCTGGACTTGCAGAAGCAGCAGCTGAATGGGGAATAGATCCAAAGTCTGAAATGTATAAGCTGCCTTCACTTAATGTTGGTGCATATGCTGAACGTGATGCAGAAGCAACATTTGGTTTGTGGCAAGAGATGAAGAAAGAAATTATAGAACAAGACACACAATCTATCTTTGATCTGGAAACAGATTTATTTCCATGTCTAGTAGACATGAGATTCAAAGGTGTAAGGGTAGATGTAGAAGCAGCACACACATTAAAGAAAACTTTAGTAAATGAAGAACGTGCAATACTTACAGCAATAGAAAAAGAAACTAATGTAAGACCACAGATATGGGCCGCAAGAAGTATAGCAGAAGTATTTGAAAATTTAAAGATACCATTTGAGAGAACAGAAAAAACAGACGCACCAAGTTTTACTAAAAACTTTTTACAAGAACACGAGCATCCTGTTGTAAACTTAATTGCAAAAGCTAGAGAAGTAAACAAAGCACACACAACTTTTATAGATTCTATTTTAAAATATGAACACAAAGGTAGAATACATGCAGAGATAAATCAGTTACGTAATGCAGGTGGTGGTACAGTTACAGGAAGATTCTCATATCAGAATCCTAACTTACAACAAATTCCAGCACGTAATAAAGATTTAGGACCAAAGATTAGATCATTATTTATACCTGAAGAAAACCATAAGTGGGGATGTTTTGACTACTCACAGCAAGAGCCACGTCTTGTTGTACACTACGCAGCATTATATAAACTACCGTCAGTGTATGATGTAGTAGACGCTTACAACGATGATGCTGACTCAGACTTTCACCAGACAGTAGCAGACATGGCTGAGATTAAAAGAACACAAGCCAAGACAATTAATTTAGGGTTGTTTTATGGTATGGGTAAAAATAAATTACAAGCAGAGCTAGGTGTATCAAAAGAAAAAGCTAATGAATTGTTTAATACTTATCATGGCAAAGTACCTTTTGTTAAACAGCTTATGGACAAAGCATCTAACAGAGCACAGGACAGAGGACAGATAAGAACTTTACTTGGCAGACTATGTAGATTCCATTTATGGGAACCAAATAGTTTTGGTATGCACAAAGCAATGACACATGAAGATGCATTACAAGAACATGGACCAGGAATTAAAAGAGCCTACACTTATAAAGCATTGAACAAATTAATTCAAGGTAGTGCAGCAGACATGACTAAGAAAGCTATGTTAGATTTACATAATGAAGGTATCGTACCTCATATACAAATACATGATGAGTTGTGTGTATCAATTGAAAGTGACGCACAGGCAAAAAAGGTAGTTGAGATAATGGAGCAAGCTGTTACTCTAGAAGTACCAAACAAAGTTGATTACGAACATGGTACTAACTGGGGAACTATAAACGACTAATGTTGATAATTAATACATATTTAGATAAGAGTAAGATACATGGTGTGGGTGTATTTGCAGATGAGTTTATAAAAAAAGAAACTCTGATATCTAAAATAATTCCTGGACTTGATTGTATAGTTGAAAAAGATA